CGGTATGTTATCCATCTTTCTATCGGTGCTATTGGTGGACGTTTACCCGCCTTACGACCTCCCTCCGCCCATCGCCAATGGTCGGGAGCTGTTATCTGTAACGCCTTCAACACCCCGGCTCTGTCAATTACCGTGGGTTCAAACTTTGATAGCGTCCCTGCCTCGTTAAATCCTTTTTCAATTACACTTTTTTGAATCGCTGTAACCGCATCGCCCGCCCAATTATAGAGTATATCCTCGATAACCGAATCACTATCCAAATCCTCACCCCTTGCTGCTGCCGTGTTAAGGTCAAGACCTGTAATGATGCGTGTTATCTTCACATCATTTAATCTTTGTAACTTACTTATATTTATCGTTGCCATAATTATTTTTGTATCAAATATGCGAGTAACAAAACATTCGCTTCGTCCGCGTTTTTCCCTTTAATTAATTTGTGCACACCATCCGCAATATCTTTATTCTTATCTTTATTAAATGCCAAAGTATTAAAAAATTCCACCACATTCATATTCAAAAAGTATTCCCAACGTTCCCTCTCTCCCCTCGCTAATTGGTCTATGGTAGCTAGCCATCCCCAATGTTCAGCGTGTGTTATTGGCTCATCATCTTCTCCATATCCTTCTTCATCGTTACTGCTTTCTGAATCAAATAAGTTTCTATAAGATCTAACCAACTTTTGTAAACCTTGCAAAAAAAAACCGCTGCGGGATATGCAACCCCTATACTTAACTTCTCTTTAAATAGTTGTGCCTTACCTTCAAAATCTTCGCTGAATGGTAGGCTCTTGAACCACCGCTTTTGATTGGTTAGAACCGCCATAATGTAATGCATATTCTCGATAGTGTTAGCCTCATCCGTTGTGTACTTATTCAATAAAATAAATTGTTCCGCTGAAATATTCTGGGACTTTAATTGTATATCAAATCGTTTCATTCCGATATTAAACGAACCTCTTAACCTATCGGGTATCGGTTGTTTTATAAACTCCGTGTCCTTCGCTATATCTAGTAACGTGGTCTTAGGTCGTGCTTCTAATTCATCAACACCAATGCCTGTTATACAACTTATTACGGCTATCTCTTTTTCGATAGCATAATCATACACCCCATTCTTGATGGATGTTAGTTCTTGAAATTGTCCTATATTAATATCGCTCCAATCCATATTTACAAATATATATTAAATAAATGAATACTTGCCCTGATTCGGGTTTAGTTCAAAATACATTCTCATCAATAACACGTCTCTCCAATCGGGCGACCTACCTATGTTCTGCTTTATTTGCTCTTTAGGTAATATTCTTAACTTACTATCATTGTCCTGTTTAAATGTTTTGAGCTGCTCTAAGTCCTCAATAATCTCCTCCTTATGCTTATCCGATAAATCCGCTTTGATATATATTTTTCCTGCATTAATATACTCCGCTAACTTATACCCACATTGACTCTGTAAGTTAAAGTAGTTCTCATCATTCAATGCTCGTGAATTATTTACAAACCCTAGTATCCCTGTGTTATCAATCACCCCGCCTCCTACTCCATCCTCATCACCTATACACCGATTCTTGGGTATGCCGTGCTTTATCCGCATGCTATCAATGCACGATTGTATTATGGTTGTTTTGCTAATCTCGAAGATATAAGTTTCAAACAACACCATGCCGTCCCACACGCACACGATAGCCTTATCACTACCGAATCTTGCAACATCAATCGTAACCGTTTTTTTTCCGTTCTCTTTAATATGGTCGTTTGTAAATATACCTAAGATATTATCATATTCGCACATCGCGGTCGGGTCATCATCGTACTCCCAATTGCCTAATAATAATCGCTCCTTTTGATTCTTGTTTAATGTACGACTTAACATATCAAGATAGCCGGCTTGCAACCTCTTATTGTCATTCGGCAGTGCTTGTATGAATCTTTTTTGAGGGGGGAGTGTGCCTGTCTTATTGTCTTTGTAATCTTTGTAAAGATAATTTTTTGATGGGTTACACGTTTGTAATATCTTACCGTTAATGCCGTACTTATTATTGTTCCATCGACCAACTGACGCCATTAGGTTATTGCGTGCATCTTCTTCAAACTCTCCCGCTTCTTCAATCCACCCTCTCGTATTCTGCATAGAACCAAACCTCATATACTGTGGATCGCTCGGTAGGTATTTTGCATCTAATAAAAAAACTTTGCTTTTATTAGTTAGCGTATAATAATTATCCTGACCATTAAATGTATAGTACTCGTGTGTTATACCCCATAGATTAAACACCTCATGAATTGAGGGTATGGTAAACTTTCGTATATTGTTTAATTCTTTTCTTGCAATAAAATAATGAGTCTCGGGATAAATAAACGCATCACCAAAGATTAACGCGCAACCCGTAAATGATTTTGCCGTTCCCTTTGCCCCTCCATATATTATATCCTCTATACTATTATCCAGCCACGCGCGCGCACAATCCTTTTGCTTCTCGTTGCCGCACGTGTCGAATGTTAATTTCATTTTATTTCCATGCCTGTAATCTGCTCTATCTTTACATTCGCTTCAATCTCTTGCTGCTCTTTTAGGTGTAGTTTACGGGCAATTATGTTCGCGTTAAACAATCCTACTGATGCGCCTTTAAAGTTCTGGACGAAGCAATTTTGACGTATCCGCGTAAGGATGGACACATAGGAATCGTACGCTCCGTCCTTATTTGTGACGTATGCAGATAGGTGACAGATGATATCTCTATCCGCTAGGTAGCACTCAAACCCTTCGAATGTGATCGGGACTTGCAATGGTGTGTTCACTTTGTCTCCCTCCTTACCTACGTACTCTACCTTGTACATGGGGTTTGATTGTTCGTGCTGTACATATTCTGTAAAATATTGCCACATCAATTCTGACGATGCGATGTACTTTTGTTTGATGGGTGGGTTGCTCATATTTATTTATTTTGTAAAATTGTGTTTAAAATGTTGTTCGGTAGGGTCATGTCGGTTCTCCCGTTCCCGTGAAGGAATATCGGTAGTGATCCTGTTACTGTGTTCAGTAGCCTGTCCTCTATTTGGATTAGTTCTTTTTCGTAAGCGAATGCTATTGTCTGGAAGATTTGACAATTACTATCTAATGTCAATAACCCATTTTGGTTGTTTACTCCATAGTTATTGATGCACCACTCCTGTACGTTGGTTGTTCCCATAGGGCAATATACGAAAAAGTCAATGAATACGTCAATTGGGAAAAGTGAGCCTCCAGCATTAATATACTTCCATTCGCCTTGAATATCTGTAAAGTGCTTTTCTTGACCTATATTTGGGAAGCATTGTTTTTCTGTAGAAAAAATAGCTTTTGTATGGTCTTTATATTTTTCGAGTACTTCACTCATCCCTGCCACTACCACCACATCATATGAATCGGTATAGAGTATGTGGGTATATTCTTTTGCTTCGTCCGATATACACCACTTATAGAGCGTGTCGTAAACCTTTGCCCATCCGAAATTCTCATCATATAAAACCGTAAAATCATATTTGAAATGTACCATGGACTGCCTCCATCGCTGAAACCCGGGTTCGTTCTGATTGCTTGCGTGTGTGAGTACTTTAATCTTCATGGTATATGGGAATTGTTCCGTCGATGTATCCGTTTTTTAGCTGATTGAATATCTGCATATCTTCCATGCTTACCTTCTCTTTCCATTTTTGGTAGTCCGTTCCACCCGGGTCTATATGGTCAATGTTAATATGTGATAGAAAACAATTATAGAATCCCGCTAATTGGCATCTGATTGCTGCTAGGCTGTCATCAAAACCGTATAGCCGTGGCTGGTATAGATAACCTATCTCGTCTAGTAATGCAGCGTTAAACATTTGACACGTACCCATCACATGGTTCACCTGTTCGACTATTATCCATGGTTCACCGGGCTGGTGTTTCAGCATCTTTAGCTCCGACTTATAAAAGTCGTTCCGTTCGGGTGATTCAATTAAATCTTTTCTCTTTAATCCAATTATCCCTATTTTCGGGTCACGCTCGATTGCCGCCTCCATAGCCTCCACCCAACGGGTACTGTGAATAACTACATCGTTATCCATCTTAATTACATGCTCACCGGGACGTCTAAGACATATACCTTTATTCACCGCTCTTGCTGTGCCAATGTTTTCAGGGTTTGTAATTATGTCCATTGCTTTTACTCTTTTCATTTCCTGCAATAAAGCTTTTGTTTGGTCGCAGGAATTATTATCTACGACAATTAGTCGGTGATTTCGAAAGTCCACCGTGTGAAAAAGTGAATACAAAGTTTCCTTTGTAAACCCCGAACGGTTATTCTCTAGCGTGTCATGCACCGCCATTACTATTATTGCCATTGTTTTTCTTCGTTAAAAAGTTTGTAAATTGTTAATAATCCATCAATGAAACATTCTCCGCAACTCATATTTAGTTGAGTGCCGAATATGGAACTATACACTCCGCTTATTGCTTGCGCTCCCGGGTGCGCCGTGTTGACGGTCTTATTGTTGATGAATGTCTCATGGATATGCTTATGGTCTTTAAGCACGTTATAATTTTGCTCTGTCATAAAAAAATTTTATAATAATTGTTTGAATGTAAATATAAAAGGGAATCAAAATGTTATAATCATTATAAAGTACAAAAATTAATCCAATCCAAAACGATAGGCACGGGGCGCAGCC